CGAAGAAGCACCAGCAGGGTGCGAGGATGTAGTAAGTAACCCGCCATTTAGTAAAAGAGATGCCATATTTGAAAAATTATATGAAATGAATATCCCGTTTGCTTTAATTATGAATTCTAACGGATTGTTTGATAGTAAAAAAAGGTTTGAGATTTTCAAGAATAACAATTTTGAAATGTTGATACCTCAAGGAAGAATGAACTTTCATAACGGCGCAGAAGTGAGAAATAGTCCAAACTTTCAGAGTATATATATATGTAACGGAATATTAAAAGATAAGATAATGTTTACTTACATGAATAAAGATTAATAGGAGGTTAAAAGATGAAGCTGGAAAACTTAGAGAAAGTATCTAGTTTAAAAGAACAGCTAGAGAAATATGAGGAAATGCTCGACATAATGCTAACATCTAATTACTGCATACTTGCTATAGAAGATGCAAAGACTAGAAGAAGAATGAGCGATGTAATTAACGTGGAGAAAGACGAGCTAAAACGTATCTATCATAAGAAGAGAGATGAAGTAATTAGAGAGTTGAAAGAGTTAGGAGTAGAAGTATAATGAATATTTTCGAAGATATGAAAGTGTTTATAAAACCGCTAGGTGTAGTCAGTCCAGTATCAGAAATAAACGTTAATAACGATACTGTATATACACCTTATGGAATATATGATGTTAAAGCTGTTTTCTTGATATTAAAAACAGGCTTGAAAGATAAAAACAATAAAGATATTTATGTAGGAGATGTAATAACAGATGGAGAAACAAAGTACGAAGTACTTTTCAACGTGAACGGCGGATTCTTTTTGAAGAGCGCAAGCGGGATACATGCTACAGGTTGTTTTATAGAAAATAAGTTTATGCAGTTTGCAGTATCAAATTATGAAATTATAAGTAACATCTATGTAGAAATGCAAGAAAAGAGGATACAAAATGGGATTTTTAAAGAACGTTGTTTATTTGATATCCAAAATATTATTAAAGACATTTCATAAAAAGAAATACTATGAAAGAAGCCCAAGTAAAGCTATAGTGCCATATATGAATAAAAATAAAATACAAGTTCATGAGGATAAATTTGAAGAGTTGTTAGCAACGAAAAAATTAACGATAGAGAAAATAAGTGCTAAAAATTTAAAAGTAGGAAGTTTAGAAGAAAGAAAGGAAAAGAATCAATGAGATTTTTAGATTTATTTTCCGGTATAGGAGGGTTTCGTTTCGGAATGGAACGAGCCGGTCATAAATGTATCGGATATTGTGAAATAGATAAATACGCTAGAGCAAGCTACCAAGCAATACATGATACAGAAGGAGAAATAGACTATAAAGATATTACAGAGGTAACAGATGAAGAATTTAGAAAACTTAGAGGAAAAGTCGATATTATATGCGGAGGATTTCCCTGCCAAGCTTTCTCAATCGCAGGAAAACAACTGGGTTTCGAAGATACTAGAGGAACTTTGTTCTATGAAATTGCTAGAGCGACTGAACAAATCAAACCACGCTATTTATTCCTTGAAAACGTCAGAAACTTATTATCACACGACAAAGGGAAAGCATTCGAGAGAATGCTTAAAATTTTGGATGAACTGGGGTATGATGCAGAATGGCAAATGCTTAACAGCAAAAATTTCGGAGTACCACAAAATAGAGAACGAGTGTTCATTATTGCACATCTTAGAGGAGAACGTACCTACAGAGTATTTCCTATCAGAGGAGAAAACAAAGAATTTAATACTAACGGAGAAATAAACCAAGTAGGTAATATAGGAAAAAGTGATAATTTTGGAGGAAACCCGCAAGTTACTAGAGTATATGATGTTAATGGAATTTCCCCAACTTTAAACACAATGCAAGGTGGAGGGAGAGAACCTAAAATATTATTAGATAATAAAATTAGAAAACTTACACCTCGTGAGTGTTGGAGATTACAAGGTTTCCCAGATTGGGCGTTTGACAAAGCACAAGAATTGAATAGCAATAGTCAGTTATATAAACAAGCAGGTAACAGTGTTACTGTGAATGTTATAGAAGAAATAGCAAAAAGAATAAAGTAGAAAAGTAAAGGATAGAAAGTATATGAGAACAAAGGAAGAAAAAAGAGCAAACTGGAAGATTCATTATTTAAGTAGAATTAATTACTTACAAGGTTTGATTGAGAGTAAGAATAACACACTAAAAACAATAGAGTATAGAAAATCACAAGTTAAAGCTATAGACTATGCTAAAGAGCAAATTAAAGGCGGTAATAAATCTAGCTGGGAAGCCTTAATAGATAAAACAGATGAGTGTAAAGAATACATCATTCAAAAGAACATCGAATTACATGATTCAATACTAGAAATAATGAAAGTAATAGACAATGTTAAAAATGATGAATACAGATTATTATTGAGTATGAGATACATCGAGTGTAAGAAGTGGGATGAGATTGAAACTAGGTTAGATATAAGTACTAACACTAGAGCGAATAAGCACACGGCAGCATTGAAATATATTCATTTACCAAGAACACAACAATAAGTATTAAAAAGTATAAATAAGTATAAAGAGGTACACACAAGTATATTTGAATTTGATATAATATAAATGTAAGAGTTAACAGGGAAAGTTAACAAATGGTATTTAGTCATAATATCGTGTTTGAGCGATAAACTTTCCTTTCAGATTAATATTTTTTAAAACATAATTACTTAAAACATAATTACTAACAAAATTATATATAAGATAAATAGGCAAAACGTTCTCTGTTAGCTACTTGCAAAATTGAAGATTATTACTTCTATTCATAATGAAAAACTCTTTATTTTAATTTTATTTTTTTAATACTTCGGGTAATCATAAAAAAAATATTTACAACGCGACATACCTTTAATATTTTTTTAATTTTTTTATACGAAAGAAAAGCACTTTAAACGGTGCTTTTTATTTTTGTCAAGAGGGGAGGCGGTAAGATGGCAAAGTATGATGACTGGTTAACAGAGGAGAGTTTAATAGTTATAGAGGGTTGGGCTAGAGATGGTCTAACCGACAAACAAATAGCTCAAAATATGGGAATAGGTTACACCACTTTTAAAGAGTGGAAGAAACGCTTTGAGGCTTTTTCGTCCTCCTTAAAAAAGGGAAAGGAAGTAGTAGACAGGCAAGTAGAGAACGCATTATTTAAGAGTGCGATAGGTTTTCACTACACAGAAGAGACAGTAACTAATGCAGGAGCTGTAGTAACTGTTACTAAATATAGTAAACCGAATACAACAGCTCAGATATTTTGGTTGGAGAATCGTAAAGCAGCAGGGAGCGACCAAAAAGACAATACAACAGTACAAGAGCCTGTAATAATTGTTGACAGTTGGGATGATGATTAATGAGTGTATTTAGAATAGAAAAAAACGTGAATCCACACTTTAAAAGTGTGTGGGAATCAAAAGTTCCTTATAACGTTTTAAAAGGTGGACGTAATAGTTTTAAATCATCTGTAGTAGCGTTGAAATTAGTTAAAGAGATGAGTAAACAATTAAATAAAAATAAAAGAGCTAATGTAGTAGTAATCCGAAAAGTAGCTAACACAATACGAGATAGTGTATTTAATAAAATACAATGGGCTTTAAATATATACGGTTATGCGAATCAGTTCAAAGCAACAGTAAGCCCATTTAAGATAACACATATTTACACTGGTTCAACCTTTTATTTCTATGGCGCAGACGACTTTCAAAAGCTAAAGTCAAACGATATAAGCGATATTGTTGCTGTGTGGTATGAAGAGGCTGCGGAGTTCGACAGCAAGGAAGAGTTTGACCAAACAAACATTACATTCATGAGACAGAAGCATAAAGATGTAAGGTTTGTTAAATTCTATTGGTCTTACAACCCACCTAGAAACCCTTACAACTGGATTAATGAATGGAGCGAGGAAGTTAAGACGGACGATAGCTATTTAGTACATGAATCTAGTTACTTAAATGATGAACTAGGATTCGTTACTGAACAAATGTTACTGGATATTGAGAGAATCAAACAAAATGATTATGAGTATTACAGATACATCTACTTAGGAGAGCCAGTTGGACTAGGAAGTAATGTATATAATATGTCTTGTTTCCATCCATTAACAGAGTTACCTAGCAATGATAGATTAATAGGCATCTCTTATGCACTAGATACAGGACACCAACAGAGCGCTACTGCTTGCGGTGCTTATGGTATCACTGCAAGAGGAAATGTAATATTGTTAGACACTTACTATTACAGCCCAGCAGGTAAGAGTGTTAAGTTAGCACCTAGTGAGCTTACAGTAGAGATAAAGACATTCATTGATGAAGTACAAGACAAATACAACGCTAACTTAATTCAGTTAACAATAGATAGCGCAGAGGGTGCATTAAGAAACCAGTTCTTTAAAGATTATGGGATTAGATGGCATCCAGTAGCGAAAAAGAAAAATCAAACCATGATAGATATGGTAACAAGTCTACTTGCACAAGGTAGATTTTTTTATTTAGACAATGAAAATAACAAAATATTTATAGAAGAACACAAGATGTATAGATACGATGAAAAGACTATCAACACAGAAGAGCCAAGAGTCGTTAAAGAGGACGACCATACAGTAGATGAATTTAAATATTTTGTATTAGACAATGCAAAACTTCTAGGACTAAAAGCATAGGAGCGATTAAATGGGAATTATACAGATAATCAAGAATTTTTTTAAAAGGAGCAAATGGCAAATGCAGGGAAGTTTAATCAATTTAACCGACCATCCGAAAATAGCAGTTACTAGCGAAGAGTATAACCGAATACAAAGTAACTTAACATATTATCAAAGTAAATTTGATGATGTGAAGTACATAAACACGGACGGAGAACAGCAAACGAGAAAATATAATCACTTGCCATTGGCAAGGACTGCATGTAAGAAGATAGCTAGTTTAGTTTATAACGAGCAAGCAGAGATAACAGTAGAGAACGAACAAACAAACGAATTTATTCACAGCATACTTAACAACGATAAGTTTAATAAGAACTTTGAAAGATATCTTGAAAGTTGTTTGGCGCTAGGAGGTCTAGCGATGAGACCTTACTTCGACGGTAAAACAATTAAAATAGCATTCATTCAAGCGCCTGTGTTCTTACCATTAGAGAGCAACACACAAGATATTTCTAGTAGCGCTATTGTAACAAAGACTATTAAGAGTGAGGGCAAAGAGAACAAGTATTACACACTAATAGAGTTTCACGAGTGGAACGGAGAAGACTTAGAGATAACTAACGAGTTATATAAATCTAATTCTAGTAGTGTAGTAGGAACTAGAGTTCCTTTAACAGAGTTATACGAAGATTTAACAGAGGGCGTTACGATTAAGGGATTAAGTAGACCATTGTTTACTTATCTTAAAACAGCAGGGATGAACAACAAAGACATTAACAGTCCATTAGGCTTATCAATATTTGATAATGCGAAAACTACAATAGATTTTATCAATCGCACATATGATGAGTTTATGTGGGAGATTAAGATGGGGCAACGTAGAGTTGCAGTACCAGA